TCATGGCTTGCAAGGGGCGTCATACTCCCCTTTCTGTTGTACCACAGACCAACACTTTTGTAAAGCCTCAGAATAATAATATTGATATCCGACATCGCCACGCCGGATATCTTGCACGGGCATCAAGTCATACAAGTGAAGTCCAAAAGCTATTGCATGGTAGTGAGGACGGAAGGTCGTGGAGCCATACTCACCACAAGCAAAATAGCGAATGTGGTCATCGGGGAAAGCTTTGCGAAGACGCTTCCAAAACAACTGTAAATCTCTCTTACACAGTGAAAGGGACTGCATCGCCTCTCCGGTCTCCGGATCAGCATACCAGTGACGGGGTACATGTTCTTCGTCATAGGTCAAAGTCAGGAAATAAGCGGAATCGTGATATTCGAGTTCCATCATACAGCGGTTAGCCCAATCACGGGAGCGGGCTATACGGCAGCCTTCACACTTGCCGCAAGGAATCTCAACCCAGTCAAGCCAGGTCTTTTCAGCGTAAGCGGAAATCTCGGGAACATCTGACGTACAAACGCGACCTTTTCGCAATTCCAGGTGATGAACGCCATAGGGAACTATCTTCATTTCGGCCTTGCCATTCTTCGTGGTGCCAATTCTAAATCCCTTAAGGGGATGAAAACAGGCTATAAAATCACCCTCTCCGCACTCGGTTAGTCTGGTGGTGTCAGTGGGAACCAATATATCAAGATAGTATTGGTTCCCACGACCCTCCAATTTTCAGCCTCAGACGTTAACGCTTTTTGCTAGCAGCCTTACCAGACCAAGTATCACCAACAGCACCACCAATCATCTTAGCATAATCGAAAATATTATCACCCCAAGGAAGGCCAAGCTGGTCAAGAGCTTCACGACCAGAAGCAAGTTCAGGGCCGAAAGCCTGCCAAGCATTAGATGGAAAACTCTCCCTTATATCAAAATCGTGTTTAAAACCAGCTTCCTGCAAATCTTTATTCACAGAAGCGTTAAAAGCAGCAATATCCTTCTGCGTCATAGACTGGACATCATAGCCATACTTCTGAGCGGCAGCATGGATGGAAGCAGCGACCTTCTGAGCGGCGGCAGACTGGTCTGCGGCATACTTTGTACCAGCTAAATGAGCATCGGCGGTATACTTCTGAGCCATAGCCTGGATATTAGCAGTATTAAGCTGGGTCTGAGCTTGGAGCTCGGAGGTATACTTGGACATAGCCGTATATTTATCCGCAATGGCCTGATTAGACTGAGCAGAAACACGGGTGCCCTCAAGGCTTAAGAAAGAACTAAGCAAACTCCCAAACAAACCAGCAATAGCACCAGTGGCACTATTATCAACGCTGCCCATAGCACCGGACGGGGCACCGGTACTAGCCGTTGCGCCAGAAGTAACAGCGGCACCGCTACCACCAGTGACAGAAAGAACGGGATTAAGCCCAGCAGCAATTAAGTCACGCACCTCTCGTTGATGGGCAGTAGAGCTCATACGCTCCTGCCAATCTCTATTTTTTTGGGCCTCTTGACTGTTGTACCGACGCATGGTTTCGTACTGCGCTTCCTGCCACTTCCGGAGTTCTTCTGCCTGTTGAGCGCTGGCGGCGGTATTGCTGCCCGCAATACCTTGAAGGGCGCCAGTTATAGATCCGGTAGTATTAAGTCGGTATTTATCAAGAGACCCTGGTCTTACAATAGCACCAGGAGAGGCAGTAGTCAAGGCCGACTTAGCCGAATTCATAGCCATAATCTCACCTCTTAGTGATGGTCGATAAGGCCAGGGATACTATACATAGGCATAGGCCGAGTAGCCTTACACTGGACGTAGAGGTCGGCAAACATTTGGTTAGACACAGAACTTGTAACAGCAAGTACACGGTCAACATTGGTCTTATCCTCGCGAATCCACGCATCAGACAACTTGGGGAGCTGGGTATACTCGTCGGCAAGATGCCAAACATCAAGGGAGGTCGGAGCCTTGGAACGCATTTCAGCAGCAACACGGGACGGCTTGTAACGGTAATCGGCCCAGGCTTCCTGATAACCAAAAACCTCATCATCCTGGGCGGTGCCCTGGGCGTAAATTTCCTTGTTCAGAATAGGCTGCTCACCGATATTGGCGAAAACCGGGAAATAGTAGTCCAGGCGGTCACGACGAGACCAGAAACGTTCGAGGCCCTGCTGATAGGTATGGTCATAGCGGGCGACCATAACGCCGATCACAAAGCCATGCTCAACAAAGGACTTAATAAAATCACCATGAACGTCAGTAGTAACAGAGAAAGCGGCAGTATCGCCGAGAGGAGTGCCATCAGCCTGGGTCGCGGAATTCTGGACAACCTGATTGATATTAACAGGTATACGGTTGCCGCCAAGATACTCAGGGCGCTGAAGACGAGCGTCAGGAGAGGTAACACCGAAATGAGCCTTAAGGATTTCAATATACCGAGTACCTCCTCTTGCATCCTTCTCGTAGAGTTTCTGGACCTGAAAGGCCATGCGCAACTGGTTGATAGTGGCCGCCGTCACAGAACCAGACTGAAGAGCCCACAGGTTGTCAAAGTACAACGTGCCAGCACGGGAAGAATCGGAGGAAAAATCGATACCGGTAGAAATAGAATTAACCTCAGTAGCAGAGGCACCAGTACGGTCAAAGTTGAAAGTCTGCTTAATACTAGAATAATCTTTATTGCTCTCAACACCAGAAGCCCAAGCAGACATAGGGGACTTAAAGAGAGAATGGTCAACACGTTCGGCAAGAGAAACAACGGGAAGATTACCACCCTGGCCGACAGGAATGGTTACGTCGGGGCCCTTCTGGGGAGCGGGAAGGGCAGAGGTGAAATAGTCATGAAACTTGGCCGCCTTAAAGGGCATACCGCCTTTGACAACATCGGTGATATAGTTGGTGCCATTGGAACCTGCAAGGGTAGCATCATCCACAGGGATGTTGAGGGGGTCAGAGAGGTTCTCATCACGGAACCACTCATTCATGATGAGGGCATAGGCACGGAAGGGGAGGGCATTAACAGAAAGGTTGGCAACACCAGTAGGGATGCCCATGTAGTCGGCAATGGAGCCAATGGACCAGCCACCAGAGGGCGCAGTCACCTGGGGGACGGAATACTCGGTCGTGGGAATCCAGGCAGACTGTGTATTCTCGCCCATAAGCTCACGCCAATGCTGCCAGACAATGCGGTTGGGGACAAAGTAAAAATAGGTGTCCAGGTAAAGATTATCCATCATGGGAGTAAGCAAGGTTTGAAGACGAGCAACCATAGAAGTCTTCACCTGGAAAGTGTCACCGGGAAGAACCTCATCCACGTAGAAGGGGATGACGTCTCCAACATTGAAACTGAGTTTAACACTATGGTCACGCCGAAAAGTGCTACGAGCAATATCAAGGTTAGTAGGATTAAGAGCAAATCTTGTATTTTCATTACGAGACAAATTAATACCTCCAGTCTGTAACGGTTGTTCAAAAGGAGGGGCCCCATGGGGCCCCTCGCTCTCTGTTGTTCACACGGCCAGGGCGGCCGTGTAGGCTGCTTTAATCAGATTCAGCCAATGTCAGGAATATTAAATTTAACCAGCGGGTGAGGCTGGCGCGGGGTCTGTCTCACCTCCTTTCGGGCCCTGTGAGGCCGCTGGCGGCTCACCAGCGGGATTTTGAGAAGCGGGTGGTGTAACCATACCCATAGCCTCTAACCAGCTCTCAGAGCCTGCCTGGGCGAGCCAAGCATGGAAAGATTGGCCGAACTTCTCACGGGTTTCGAGGGGTAAGCTCATAAACGTCTGCTCGGCCTCTATCATGTGATTGAGCAGCCCGGCATAGGTCTGAGGCATCTGGCTGAAATCACCAAACATACCTTGCACCTTTTGCAGGGCGGCAGTATCACCAGCATTGAACCTGTCCATGATTTTATGGAGGTCAACAGAATCTTTGTGGGACTGAATGAAGGCGTAGAGGTCTTCTTTGCCGCCCTCCTTGAGGGTCATAACGCCAAAGCGGTCAAACTCGGGGGAGTAGAGAATCTTCTCGCCGCAGCCGGGCTCAGAACAAAAGTGCTGCTGTTCACGGTGCCAAGTCTCAAACATCGGCACCCTCCTTCTGCATAGAGCGAAGAACCTCCGCGCCGTCAGAAATGAGCTCGTGGAGCTGGGCCGGAATGAGAACGCCTTTGTCAGAATCGAACTCGCCGATACGGAAAAGCTGAAAATCGGAAGCGTGGGTAAAGAGCACGCCTTTGGATTCCATGATAGCGTTAGCAAAATTGCGAGCAGCGATATAGTCGTTCTGCTCAGTATTGAGACCGAAGAAACCGGAACGCAGGTCACGGATAGCGTAAACGTTAAGCATCATTTTTATCATCCTCCAAAAAACCAGAAAGCTCAATGAGCCGGATTTGCAGTTCCAGGGCGAGGAACTCATAAAAATCGAGCTCCATATCGAGGGAACGCCAAACTTTGGCGGCCAGCTCGTAACAGTCGGCATCAAGATTTAGCCGGACACAGACGGAAGCACGTTCGTCATTCACATCCTAATACCTCCGCGATAGATTTTAGGGTTCACATTGATACGCTTGGAATTGACGGCGGTGTGACGAAAAACCTGCCTGTCCTGAGAACGCTTCATTTTTCGAGCCATGATTACAACTCCCTTCTCAAATTTTTTATACGGTTATGGAGCACGCGCTCCTGGGTCTCGAGAATTTCTTCGTAAGTCATAGTAGACTGGGCCAGCTTGGCCTTCTTGCCTTCCTCGGCAAAGTGCTTGCGCTTGGCCTTAATCTCAGCCATAAGCTCCGGTTGTTCCAGGTCAAACAGCTTATCGAAATACTTGGGAGGGCGAATCTTGCGACCGCCATCAGGAGTAGAAATAGAGATTGTGTCATACTCCATACACTCGGGATGGTCTTCGTACCATTGGCGGCCAATACCAGGACGGCGGGACATATCGACATACTCTGGTTGGATGTTAAACGTCTGGTAGACATCAGCATCGGGACCAGAGGCTTTCTTGAGGACATACCGAGCAACGTAAGCGCATGTTTCCCAGTTAACTTGACCAACCAAGACATAGCCGATAGGCTTCCGGATGCAAGGGGTGTCATACGCCCCTCTGGCTCAAAATTCAGAAGTCTGCAAATAAAAAGTCAATAGGGAAATGAAGAAAAATTGAGAGGAGGGGAAAAGGACATGCCAAAAGCAGCCAGCAGGTAAAGGACGC